GCCAGAGCAACGCGGATGTTTTTGGGGTTGATAAGACCGCCACCATCACAGTTAAGTTCCACAAGAGGAGACTTCTTCAAGAACAAGACCTATATGTAAGAGAAGGAGACTTTGTTTTATATGGCGAACAATACTATGAAATCACTATGGTAACTTGGCAAAGACAGCTATTCGGTCAGATTGAGCATAGGTTTGAAATCATTGCTAGTTGTACTAGAGCAAGAGAGGGCCTATTCAATGTCTGATGAAAAAAACGAACATAAACAGAAGATGGATTATAGATTTACTGGGGTTGAGGACACCTCTAAAATCCAAGAAAAGATCTTAGAACCCTCAACCTTAGAGACAATCGATGAATCTATGTATAATTTTGTGAATGAATTAGATATCTTCTCCACAACTAATGCTGGCTGGAAAAGAGTCCCTGTTGTGTGGACTTCTGCGGAAAGAGCGTTCCATATAAAAAATTCTCCAAGCCTACATGACCTTAACGGCAACATTATACTACCGGTTATTTCTATAGTACGAGGTAACATCACTAAAGACCCTGCAAACCGTGGCGGCATCTATGCAAACGCGTTACCCCAGAATGAGGAGGGGGGAACAATAACGATAGCTAGGAGGATAAAGCAGGATAAGACATCTAACTTCGCTAATGCTGATGCTAAGAGAACATACGGACAAAAAACATTTAAAACAAAGAATAGTAAAGTTGTTTATGAAACAATTACAATGCCTCTTCCCATCTATGTAGATGTGGAGTACACGATCTATGTTAGAACCGAGTACCAGCAACAGATGAATGAGATAGCTTCTCCGTTCCTGAATACGGGAAGAGGATTGAATTACTTTAGCTTGGGCGCGAACGGCCATCGCTTTGAAGGGTTCATGGAGCCTGTTCACAATTTCGAGACCAATGCTATTGACGCAACGGACCAAGAGAAGACATTTTTAACCACGATGAACTTCAGAGTACGTGGCTATCTGGTTGGTAATGATAAGAACCAAGGACCTCCCAAGCTTGTTAAAACACAAAATGCCGTAGAAGTTCGGATGCCCAAGGAACATGTGATCTTGGGAGACATCCCTGAAACATCTGGCAAAGCCTTTTACAGGGCGCAGTCTCTAGACACGAAATAGCTTCAATTTTATTCTTTTCGTTGCCCAATTCACTATTTAATAGAGAATAACCATTATTGTTTCATGGGAGAACGTCAACATGTCAGTTAAGAAGTTTAAATTTGTTTCACCTGGAGTTTTCATCAATGAGATCGACAACTCCCAAAGACCTAGCGAGCCAACAGGCCGAGGCCCACTCGTCATTGGTAGAACCGAGAGAGGCCCGGCGATGGTGCCCCATCAAGTAAACTCTTTTGCAGAGTTTGTTAACGTGTTCGGAAATCCAATTCCAGGGCAGATAAACACTGATGTCTGGAGAGACGGGAATTATTCGGCACCTACATATGCAGCATACGCGGCCCAAGCTTGGTTGACAAATAACTCCCCTGTTACGGTCGTTAGACTGTTAGGAGCAGAAAATGCAAAGGGCACCGGCACAGGTGCCGCTCTAGCGGGCTGGGCAACTGATAATGAAATCAAAGCAGCGGGCGAAGCGAACGTCATCGGCGGCGGCGGAGCGTATGGTATTTGGCTGATCGATAGCGGCTCGAATGCAAATGCTACGGCAAATTCATCGTCGCCTTTCGTTTTTGGTCCCGGTGTCACTGGAACCTTGGGGGCCATTATCTACACAAGAGATGGATGCCCACAGCTAACTGGCTCGACTCCAGCGGTTAGTGGAGTCACCGATGTCCACCTCGGGTCCCTGTCTTTCCCGGACGTCACCGGGTCTTCTGTTTGGGTAAAATCCCTCACGGATAAGACATTCCGCTTGATAATGATGGCAGGTGCCAGTGACGCGGCTGCTACCGCGTCTACGGATGTTGTATTTAATTTTGATAGAAACTCGAATAAGTACATCAGAAAAGTATTGAACACTAATCCTATTTTGACGAACACAACCATTACGACAAAAACAGCAGAGAACTATTGGGTAGGAGAGACTTTCGAGAGAGAGGTATACACTAAATGTTCCGGTACTGTTCAGTTTGCTGCTATTTTGCCAATGGCACAGAACGGAACTGCGGCCAACCAGTGGCAAGAACACTACTATTCAATGAGAAGGTCTAAAACTGGCTGGTTTATTGGCCAGGATCTTAGAGCCACAGCGGGAAGCGCGGTTGAAGCTAACAATGTGTTGAGCCCTGTGTACAGCCCAGAGAGTATGCAAAAACTATTCCGAATTCATTCTCTAGGATGGGGAGAGTGGAACCAAAATAATATAAAAATTTCTATTGAGGGAATCGCGGCAACAACCAACAACTCTAACCCTTATGGGCTCTTCTCGGTAAGAGTTAGAAAAATAGAAGATAATGACGGCGCCCTCAAGACTGTAGAGCTTTACGAGAACTGTTCTCTCAATCCTAGCTCTGAAAACTACATCGGTAGAAAAATTGGCGATAGATACGTCGAATGGGACGAGGATACTAAAAGATATATAAACTATGGCAGTTACGACAACAACTCTAACTTTATTAGAGTTGAAATTAATACGGATGTAGACGATGCTACAACAGACCCAGCTTACTTGCCTTATGGCGTGTATGGGCATCCTAAGTTTTTATCGTGGAGATTTATCTCTGGTACCACTGGCCCGATCAAGGTGGGCGCAGGTGTTGTTTCCGGAACGGTAGACTATGTTAACACTTACGTTTCTTCATTTGTCGGCGGAGTAACGTCTTTCATTCCAGGCGGACAGTATAGTCCAATTGCATCGGGCGATAAAAGCTGGATCGGTCTTACACCATCGGGAAGTCTTACAGCCGACGCCACCTACTCGAAAATGTCACAAACATCGGGCGCTCACGCTCCGTTCGACTTCCCTTCTGTCGCATTGAGATCGGGTGCCCTAGACGGCAACATCCAAAGTCCAAGACAGGCATATTTCGGAGCAGACTTGCTTAGAAAACAGGGCGGCGTCTTTTATAACGACTTTGACAAATCAAACAGAGATATTATAAGGTCGTTACCTGAGAGTCATAAGGATAGTGAGGTCGTAGCCAATGAGATTGGATGGTCTTGGGTTTTCTCCTTAGACGATTTAAGTTCTTCTGCTGGCAATTCTGTTGATTATACTTCTGGCAGCCGCGCGACTGGTCGTTCAATTACAGCAGGTTCTGGATCATGGCAAGATGTACTTTCTGCCGGATACAACAAGTTTACGACCATTCTTTACGGAGGGTTTGACGGATTAAGAATTAATGAGTCCGAGCCATTTAGAAATACATTCACTAGCGATGGCACCGAACTAAACAACTATGCCTATAACTCTATCAAGAGAGCCATTGACAGTGCCAAGGATCCTGAAGTTGTCGATTACAATCTGGCCTTGGCTCCTGGAGTTACTACTAGCGGACTAACCGGCCATATGGTTAATGTCTGTGAAGACCGTGGCGATGCGCTTGCGGTTATCGATCTTGCGGGTGGCTATGTCCCTCACACAGAGAATGCATCGACGCAGGCCAACCGCCTGGGTAGCGTAAAATCGACGGTAAACAGCCTAAACAATCGCGGTCTCAACTCAAGCTATGGATGTGCATACTATCCATGGGTCCAGATGAGAGACACTCTAAACAACGCTAATGTATGGATGCCGCCTTCTGTTGCCGCCCTCGGCGCTATGTCTAACTCTGAGAGAAAACAGGAGCTATGGTTTGCTCCAGCAGGGTTTAATAGAGGAGGTCTCTCGAAGGGAGACGCTGGAATTCCTGTAGTTGGGGTTTCTGAGAAATTAACTTCTGATGATCGCGACACTCTTTATGATGCGAACATCAATCCGATTGCATCATTTCCGAACGAGGGCATTGTAATCTTCGGGCAGAAGACGCTACAGGTTACACCTTCTTCTCTAGACAGAATCAACGTCAGAAGACTGATGATTTATGTCAAAAAGAGCATTTCGGGAATGGCCAATCGTGTTCTGTTCGACCAGAACACGATTACAACATGGAACAGGTTTACTGGAAAGGTTAATCCGTTCTTGGCTAGCATCAAAGCTAGATTCGGTCTGGATGACTTCAAGGTTGTGCTAGACAGCACCACCACAACTCCTGACCTAGTTGATAGAAATATCATTTATGCGAAGATCTTCTTGAAGCCTACAAAGGCTGTAGAATATATCGCTATTGACTTCACAATTACTAATAGTGGAGCATCTTTCGAAGATTAAAACAAAACAAACATCTATTTAAGTTATAGAGGAGAATTAGCAACATGGGGTCAACTTCATTCTGGTCAGACCAGAGCATCGAGCCAAAGAGAAAATCAAGATTTATTTTATCACTCGGTGGTATCGAGCACTGGATTGTAAAGTCCGGAGCAAAGCCAAGCTTTGACATCAATGTTACCGAACATACTTATTTGAATCACAAGTTTTACTATCCCGGAACCGTTACTTGGAATGAAATCGAAGTTGTATTAGTTGACCCTCTTCAACCTGACTCAACAGCAACTATGTACGAAGTACTCCTTAAATCGGGCTACATTCCCCCTACGAGCCAAGGTGAAGCAGAATCTGGCACCGTGTCTAAGAAGAATGCAACAGAGGTTATGAACGAGGTGACGATTTCGCACGTAGGGCCGGGTGGAGTGAATGATATTCTTGACACATGGACATTAAAGAACACATTTGTCTCCAGGGTGAACTGGGGAGATCTGAGCTATGAGGATGATAGTCTTGTTGACATTACTGTTGGCTTAAGATATGATTTTGCTACATACGAAACAACAAGTTCGCCTTCAAGCGGAACTGAGTAACTGAGTAACTGAGAACTAATAAACTAACGAGGTAAACATGAGTTCAAGCAGGAATGAGGCCCGAACGAACATCCCAACAGATGTTCCGGAGCCTCAAACCCGAGCACAGCAAGGAGATCCTCTTTCCTTCGCTGTCCCAACAGAATTGGTAGACATCCCTTCGAGGGGCAAATTCTATCCAGAGGAACACCCATTACATAACGTAGAAACGGTGGAAATGCGTTTTATGACGGCGAAGGAAGAGGATATCCTCACGTCGCAGTCTCTGATTAAGAAGGGCATAGTGGTCGATAGACTACTACAGAGCTTAATCGTTGATAAACGCATCAACCTAGAACGCCTGCTCATAGGGGATAAGAACGCCCTAGTGGTGGCGGCCAGGATCAGCGGATACGGCAATGAATATGAAACACGGGTCTCTTGTCCTGCGTGTGATAGCCCTGTAGATTTTATGTTCGATTTAGATGAAATCGATATTAAAGAATTCGAAGAGGACGAAGACCTCATGGTCAGTCTGACCGAGAATAACACCTTTAGGGTAGAGTTACCTAGGAGTAGGGCAATAGTTGAGGTTAAACCTCTAACTGGCGCTGACGAAAGGTTTATCACCCAACAAGGGGAAAAGCGGAAGAAGAATAAGTTGTCTGGGAACGCGCTGACAACGCAGCTTAAACGAATGATCTGTTCGGTGAACGGAGAAGACGATCAGGGGTCGATAAGTAAGTTTGTTGACTCCCTCCCGGCCTTCGACTCTAGATTTTTGAGAGGGGCATACACTAGTTTTGTTCCTGATATAGATATGAAACAAGATTTTACTTGCTCTGAATGTAACCACGAGCAAACAATGGAGGTGCCGCTCACAGCGGACTTCTTTTGGCCTAGATAACACTTATATAGAAAATGTATACGAGCAAATCTTCTTCTTAAAATATCATGGGCACTGGTCCTTTATTGAAGTTTATAACCTGCCGATAAAAATACGTGCATGGTTTCTTCATCGTCTTACCAAACAAATTGACAAAGAAAATAAAGCAATGGAGAAGGCCACAAAGGCTAAATAATTTGTTATAAACTATTTATTTAGAAGGAGCCCGATAATGGAAGAAAAAGTAATTGATTTAGGCGCAGCAAAAAGATCTACGGAGCTAAATGAAGGCTTCTTAGAAGCTTTTGGCTATTTCGCGGAAATGGGCCTAAAAAGGTTATTCGGTTATGATCTCGGGATTCCTCTCAAATTAAAGGGAACGCCCTCGGAGATCAAATCCTTCACAAACGCTCTAAGCAGTGAAAAGAAATATATGGAAGCTTATAAAAATCACGGTTTGTCGGATTCTAGAACATTAAACAACAAGGGCCTTCTTGATAAGGCAGTCACCAAGTTTCAAAGCGCTACCGGTCTGAAGTGGCCTTTCAAATAGGAGGGTAACTTTTGGCTGAAGATAATGAAATAACAAATACATCGATCGAACAGAAGCAAAAGTTTCTCGACATATCAGACCAGCAGGCTAAGGTTAACCGAGAACTATCGGCTTCTTATGCTAATCAGATAATAGAGATGCAGAAACTCGTCGAAGCGGGCACAGAACAGAAGGATAACTTGGACGCCCTACTCGCCTTAAAGGATAAGCATGTTAAAAAGATGGCAGAAGAGGGAGCAGCCTACAAGAAGGTACAAGCCGAGATAACTGCAATAAATAAGAAGATGTCCGAAATGGAAGACGTCGGTAAGACGGCTGCCAAGAACCTAAGAGATTTATCGAGAGCTTTCGGGGTTCCTAAGAATTTTGAAAAGAGCTTGACCGGCTCAATTATTAAACTAGCATCGCTAAACAAAGAAAGCAAAGAAGGTCAGAAGGCGCTTGGAAAATTTAGAGACGAGATGAAAGAGGGCTTTAGTGCTGGTAATATAAGCATGTCAATTATGGGTGCTGCGATGACTGCGATGCAAGATGCGGCCATGTTCCTTTTTAAGAACCTAAAAGACGTTGCGATCGAGTTTGATGAGATGAGGGCCAGTATAAATAAAAGTATTCTTAGCGCGGAAGCCTATGTTGATATCGCCAAGCAAACATCAATAGAGAATATGCGCCTCGGTGTTACGGCAGATGTGGCCGGAGAGGCCACTAGTGCAATTGCAAAAAACATGGACCTTGCGTCGGATACTAACAAAGTGTTCGCAAAACAACTTGGGGAAACTGTTTCAAAGATGTCTGTACTGGGAGCAGACACCTCACAGACAACCAAGGTCCTTTCCTTCTTTCAAAGAGGGTTAAAACAAACAGCGGCGCAGACGAATCAGATGGCGCTTAGAGTCCAAAAGTTGGCCTCGGGCTTGAAGATAGGTTTGGGAGAAGCTTTCGACCAACTAAATACTGCTCTGCCCACCTTAGCTGCTCACGGCGACGGTATGACTGAAATATTCGAAGATCTGGCAACGCAAGCAAGGGCCACTGGGGTCTCCATGCAGACATTGCTGGGAGTAGCTGGTAAATTTGATCAATTCCAGTCAGGGGCACAGTCAGTGGCAGCTTTGAACGCCATGCTTGGAGGGGCCTACTTAAACTCCACAGAACTTGTAAGAATGTCTGAGAATGAAAGGCTAAAAACAATCATAGCCACGGTCCAAGCACAGAAGGGCGCCTTTAAAGACATGGATCGATATGAGAAAAAATATATCGCCAATGCTGTTGGAATAACCGACATGGCAGAAGCCAATAAATTATTTGGTATGAGTGTGAACGAGTACGACGGTTACGCGGCACAAGTAGATAAGGCGAAAGCCAGCCAAGAGGCCCTTGATAAAGCAACGGCTAAGGCAATTCCGGTACTAAAGAGCCTACAATTAGCTGTAGCGGAGTTTGTTGCCGATTATGGAGACCTAATCCAAGATGTCCTGGAAGGCACTCTAGACCTAGCGAAAAGCTTTTTGAAATGGAGAGACGAAGGAGCGAAGTTCTGGTCCAAATGGGGACTAACGATAACCGCAGTACTTTCGGGTGTGACCCTCTTCTTCGGTTACCTAGCAGTCAAGGTTATTGCCCTTCAGGCAGCCCTACTCACGCTGGCCCCTGCGGCGGCTAGTATTGCAGGAGCCCTTGGAACGGTTGCGGTGGCAGGGGGTGGAGCGGCAGCGGCTGGTGCAGCGGCAGGGGGTGGAGCGGCGGTAGCAGCCGGAGGAGCAACTATACTACCAATTCTTGCCGGAATTGCGCTAGTGGCAGCAGCAGCCTATGGAGCTTACCAACTCTTTGAAGGAAATGATCGAGCGACTCCCGCAACGGCGCAAGCCCAGAGAGGTAACCAGGGGGATTTTGTAATAGACAACGCAACCCTGAACCTCACTTTCAGTGCAGAAGAGACGGTGAGAATATCGAAGACACTTACAAGCGTTGGCTTAAAAGCTAACGGGATGACATAGGGGACAAAAGATGGCAAAAGGAGACAACTTCCAATGGTTCGATAAAGGAGCCGACGCTAGCGATAATCTAGGGAATAAAGGCCAGTTTATAGAGTTTTATCAAGTCCCTAGCATGGAGTCTGTCCGGTTCAAAGCTTTTGTGGCACAATACGAAGACGCATATAAAAGCACTTGGCAACGAACACCTGTCTTCGGTAAGATGGACCCAATCCATACGTTTCAACATACGCAGAGGGTAATTAATCTTTCTTGGGAAGTCCTAGCTGGATCTCTTGAGGAAGCTACCGAAAACCAAAGAAAACTGTCTCTACTTGTTCAGATGTTATATCCATCTTACGAAGGCTCGGCAGCGGGCGGGAAGAGGGTAAAGACAGCACCAATTTTTAAAGTAAAATTTATGAATCTAATAACGGACGCCTCAGTCTCGTCGCAATCGTCGGGGGCAGAAACAGGGGGTGCTGTTTGTACAATAGACGGATTTAGCCACTCCCCTACAATGGAAAGTGGGCACTTTATATCGGACGGGGCGCTGTTTCCAAAAAACTTTAAGATGCAATGCACAATGCACGTTTTACACACTCATGACGTCGGCTGGAATAGAGCGGGTGAGTTCGAAGAAACCAACTTCCCATACGGGTCGGATGATTCAGTTTTAACTGATGCATCGTTTTCTATGGGAGAAATAGTTAAGCAAAACGAAGATGGAACCTACCAGGCAGCAACAGTCTCGTTGCCGAAGGCGCTTAGAAAAGGACAGGGCTCAAACAATAAATTCTTGGAACCAGGGGCGTGGAAAGAGATGCACGGTATACCGGAAGAAGAATAGGATACATTAAACAATGGGTGTTAGATACGACAACAGAGAAACTATAAAAGTATTAAAAAACTATTACAAATCAGCTTTGGGTAATAGAAATCTTAAAGACTTAACAATTTTTAAGACTCCCACACTAAATTACCCGACTGATGCGCAGGTTAGCGGCTTGAACCTAATACGACACACTTGGTCCACGGGGGATCGGTTTTATAAACTATCTTATAAGCACTATGGAGACCAGGAACTATGGTGGGTGATAGCACTCTTTAATCAAAAACCTACCGAGTCTCACTTAAGTCTTGGAGACACTATTTCAATACCTCTAAACTTAGACTTAATACTAGAAATATTGGGAGTTTAATATGGGCACTTTAGCGATGAATCGATTATGGGATGACGCCAAATTGGCGGCTAGTGAGGCCCTCAAAGACGCCGAAGAGGTTGTAAACGCGGCTGGCGATTCGTATACAGACGACGAAGAGGCACTAAGGTCTGCCCTCTCGGCGGGTGGAATAAAATACCATGATGTAGTTATTCCGAACTTAACGAACTACGAGAAGGAGGCAATTACTAACTTAAATATTGCGTACAAGAATGTTCAGGAAGTATTAGAGAGGGGGGAGCTTGACAGAGACTATAAACGCTTAAAGGGGTTTATTGCCGAGTATAGGAAGTGGAGACTCACCTACGCCGACAACTCAAATTCGCCACAAAGCCAAGCGAAGATGTTCTATACTTTTGTTAAGAAGAATACGTCTGAGAACGATGAAGAACAGGTCGTCGCTCTGGATTTGCCAGTCCCAACCGTCCGCTCGGGACCTCCGGAAACCTCGACAGACTATTTTTTTGAAAAAATACCCAACGAGGCACAACACAGGGAACACCTAATAAAGGCGGGGTTCGACCCGTTTTATGATAAAAACACAAATCCCACTGGATGGATTGACCTCCTCTTCTTCCGCCCCCACGATGAGATGGTGGGTGCCATGGGAGAGGTCCATCGTCTAAGCCGCGAGGAATTCGAGAATGCGGCAACAAACTCTGGTTTTGGGACAACAGAATATCTTAAAATCCTCGATAGAGAACTACTGGGAAAACCACAGCCTACACCAACAATCATGTTGAACTTTATAGCTTGGATGGATGACCGCGTCTTAAGCCAGGCCATCCTACAGGCATCGATAAAAGGGATTGTAGGAGACCAGTCAGTTGACACAGCAGTATTAGAGGCTCCAGAGGCAGAAGAAGAGAGCCCCTCTGTTGAAACTATAGAAATAGAAAGAAGGTTCCAAGATCAATGTTTTTTGACTAGCAATTTTAATAAAATAATTGAGAATACCTCTATTAAGGAGTTCAACTATGAACATTTTATTTCGTTGCAGGGAGAACCCTTTATAGCAACAAATAACATGACCTTCCACAAAGGGCAGAGGGCTTTCGCAGATCTTACTTCTTTGGAGATGTCTATGTTATATCCAAGAATAAAACTATCTAAAGTCTTTTATGATAAGGGGAGCGGTAAGACAGCTTTGAATGAGATCGCCTCTGTTCCTTTTAAGTTTGGGACTCATAACGATTTTAAAGACCCATCAATGCTTACTATGAGCAAAAGGGCAAGAGGAGATGACGCGGGAATAGAGTCTTTTTCATTTTCTTTTGAAGGGCAAGACTATGCAACAGCGGAAAAGATTGTAGTTTGTAACGCAACATATTTTTTTAAATCAATGTCTGACTTCATATCTGACTTTAAATATGGTGATAAAATATATAGCTATTCCGATTTGGCTGCGTACCCCGCAGGAAGAGAGAGCTTCGCGATTAAAGCAGAAGTGGGTTGGCAAACTCCGGACGACCTGTCTACTATCGCCGGGTCCATTAGGGCAACAAAAATACAAAAAGCAGCAAAATCTGCCAAACTAACAATTTTTTTGATGGTCACGAGCTTCAATTATGAGGTCAATGAAGATGGTTCTTTAAAAGTTTTTGTAGAATATAGAGGCTGGCTAAACGATAAGTTGTCTGGTCTCAAATTTGATATATTTATAAATCCTAGTAGAGGCGATGGGGCCGACGACCTTGAGATTGCCACGGCAGAATACGCGGTGTCCTCTATTGGGCATTCGGGAGTTCACAGGCGCTCCTTTAAATTAACTGATTTAATGGATAGAGACCTTATGGTGGCTGACCTAAATCTTGGCGTTTCTCTTGATGACCCTAGGAAATCTTTTATCAACCACATTTCGACGATTATTATCAATGCACTAAGCGCACCAGGGCAGACTGGACCCTCCTTAGACTCTATACAAGGCCCCCTTAGAAATGCATGTGTACCCCCGATTATAGGGGACGCCTCACCGACCACGCAGGGTACCAACGACGACACCTTCTTCGACTTTCTCGTCGGTTTCTCTGGGACCAAAGCCGGCTCCGCAGCCAAACGCCAAAGGATTTTACAAAAATTTGCAGACCAAGCGAAAAGACATATAAAGAAGATAAAAGAACAGGGAATGTTAATAAACCACGATGGCCTCCTAGACGAAATATTTAACGAGGGCATTGTTTTTAGAGTCGACATACCTAAAGACTCGCTGTCCCATTATCAAAATAAGAATGTAAACAAAAGTTTAACTCCGTCACTGAGAAAAACGGACGACGTAATGGTGAAAAAAGACGATTTTACCGTTCAACAGATACTGAGTAGTGATCCTAAAGATCCGGGCAAAGCCCAGCGGGAACTCGGAGGAAATCTGATAAGTTCCGTTAATCGTGCGTTTAGAGGTAGGAGTGCCCGAAAAAACGACGCTAGAAATTTCCCTGCCGCAGGCGGCCCCAACGGACGTTTTGGTGCGGAGGGGGGATATAATATACATTTTGTAACTTTTGGTACTATTCTCAACACTATCATGAGTAGGGTGTACAGCCTCAGAAGCATTAGTAAAAATGCATATATAAAAAAGTTTAATATGATTGTTGGTTCAGCGAGTACAGAGGCAGGACCTTTCAGGGGGGACGACATATCCATTGCAGACATTCCGGTCTCTTTGGATCTTTTTAGCTATTGGTACCTTACGGAAGTTATGGAATCTGCGGAGGTAACTTATGATGTTGGCAAATTCGTACAAAATATGCTTGATAAACTAATTCTTCCTGCACTGGGAGCAGACTGTCAAGAGGACACGGAAGCTTCAGACCTCTATACAGTGAAGGGTCAAGTTTACAATACTACGGGTAAGATCATGAATAATCTTAAAGGCAGCGTTTTAGAAAAAGGGGATAGGCTTAACGGGACGGATATATCCGCAAAAGGCAAACGAGCCTATACTATCGAAAATCTTAGTTCTTACTACTACATTTTTATAGATTCGAAAACAGCAATGAAGGGTTTTAATAAGTTTGAAGAGCAACGAAACAAAGAAGATAGCAACATAATGACTCTTGGTACCGGATACAACAAGGGATTAACAAGGAGCATTAAGTTTAAAGGAAACGATATCACTTATTTCCAAGAGGCTGCGGATGCTGTCCTAACAAGCAAGGAGGGTGACGACAGCGTTAGAAGGATGTTAAAATTTCATAACGCTGACGTATCCTTGTTTGGAAATACTATTTTTTATCCTGGCATGATTGTATATATATCGCCTAGCTTCCCTGGAATCGGAAATCCATTCGGAAGTCCGGTGAGATCTGTTGTTACAGCAACCAATATTGCCAATAGCCTTGGAATAGGTGGTTATTACGTGATTACAAAGGTCAAGAGCAATATAGACTCCTCTGGAGGTTTCCAAACCTCTATAGAAGCTAATTATGAAGCGGGGGCTGAATAAGTTGGTTGATAGAACAGCAAAACTTTACAAAGGTGGCATGAAAGCTGGCACCGCTTTTTTCTCTAGGCAGAACGAGGAAATAGAGTACCTCCTCCGCCGGAATATAACCAATGTGGGTTCCACTCGTGGCATACAAGGGCTTTATGGACTTGTAGACTTCCAATTTAATACGGTGAATATGATGGGGAATTACCAGGATGGGCTAAGTAGTGGCCATCTAGTCATGACCAATAATAGTACAAATCCGGTCTTTGTAACTAAATTTGTTCATGATGCCTTTGATGCCATGGCCATTTACTACGGTGTCGCCAAGAACCATAATAAAATAAAGACAAATGTTGGCTCTCTCGTTGATTTGAAGATTAAAAGAGGATACGAAAGTATCAACAACACTCACGAAGCATATATGCAAACTTATTTTGAGTCTTTCACTGGCTACCTAAACTCAAGGGGCCTGATAGAAAAGATAGCAAACTTCAACGAATTCATGAAACATTTCGAAGACTTTTTATATCAAGTAGTCATGGAAAACCCGATAACTAGGACCGGCTTTACTAGAAGCGTCTATTCCAATATATTAAACGGAGGGCTCGCTATAGAGATAGAGAACATTAGCAAGTCTAAGGAGAACCGAAAGGTTAGTGACTTCTACGAAAACCCAAATTTTGATAATTTTTCAAAAACAGCCGAGCATTTTGGGTTTGTTATCGATCGAGATGTCCCGTGGAGACTTATTGCCAATATCTCTTCGCCAAGAATGCAGATTTTTATGGAACAGCACGGAATAACAAAGCTTGGTTTGTTTGATGACCGTTATATAAGGACTGTTTTATTAGATATCAATATACTGATCAAGCACGCTGCAACATTCTACAATACATACGTAGCAAGAGAGCCCGAGACCACCCGGCCTGAGTTGGTTTTTAACGAAAATTGCCCAAAAAGAGGCTCATATATTGGTTCTATCTCTTCTGGCACGCTAAAGATCAAGAAGTTCAGGAGAACAACAGTTAGTAAGAATAAAGCGATAGCAGATTATGGAATAAAACAGTGGGTGAAACTATACTTTAGGCTAAGGCTCGCGGAAGAAAAGATTGACATTTCTACAGCCGAGACAAATGCTCTCTTAACGTCGATATACGCGAGAAGCTTAAAAAATAATTCTATTGACTTGGTGGTCGGAGCCGTTTATAGTGACCTAGAAGTAAAAAGGCGCATTACTGTAGAGGTTTAAATGCTATTTCAGACGTTAGATGACAAAAAAGAATGTGTAGCGGTCTACACTGACGGGAAACTAGACTTTGAGAGCGTACCTCCGGGTCTTACGAAGACCTGGAAGTATGTACCCTATGCTTCCGGGGACTTAGAGTGTGCATCCTTATACTGCGTTGGATGTTCGTTAGAAGACGCGTGCCCACCCCACTTAAAAGAGAGGTGGGCGAACATAAATAAAAAGCTGCGCTCATTACAGCGCTCTTTCGAGATTTCCCTTATTGACATGAACGAGCTTTGCTTTTTTGACCTGGTTCAAGACCGATTCCTCCTAGAATACTGTGATATCAAAAATCAGATATCTCAACATGTTTTTGATACACATGAGCGGCCTAAAAATTATGATTTTCTATTCGGCCTCTCTGAGGTTCTGTACAATATTCGGTATAAGAAACTAAACATTGATATTAACGGATTGAAGGATATTTTTGCTAAGCCGAAAACCCGCGCTTTCCTTAAAAAAGTGAATCTCCTGTCCCCGAACGTTGAATATGATATCGCGGGGACACGAACGGGAAGGCTCACTACAAAAAAGAATTCTTTTCCGATATTGACGCTTGATAAAGACTTCAGATCCCTGATCAAGCCTAATAACGATTTATTTGTCGAGCTAGACTTCAATGCGGCAGAGTTACGCACTATATTAGCACTTTCCGGTGTAGAGCAACCGCAGCAGGATATACACGAATGGATTGCCAAGGAGGTTTTTCTTTCCGGGGAACCTCGCGAAGACATAAAGAAAAAAGTCTTTGCATGGCTCTATAACCCCCTGGCAAAGAATGAGAAACTAGAACAGGTCTTCCAAAGACAGAAAATAACAGACAAGTACTTCGATGGAACCAGAGTTTTAACCCCATTTGATCGAAGTATCGAGGTAGATGAAAGAAGAGCGTTCAACTACATTGTACAAAGCACTACGAGCGACCTGTTCCTACGCTGTATGATAAAAGTTGCGAATCTGTTAAAGGGCAAAAAGTCCTATGTGGCTTTCTCTATTCATGACTCCCTTATCATAGATCTTAGTATAGAGGACAGACCCCTTCTAGGAGAGATCGTTGAGGCATTCTCGGAGACTGATTTGGCAAAATTTAAAATAAACATGAGCGTAGGAGAAGACTATGGCTCCATGAAAACGAAGAGGCTATAATGGAAACTATTATCGGATTAGGTGATGCGGGGTGCGCGATAGCTCACCAGTTTACTGAGTACCCACAGTATAAGGTTCATAAGATAAACTCTAAAAAAAGTACGGAGGATAACTATCTCTATGTAACCCCCCAGAAGACACATGAAGATTACGAATCGAAGACGAGGCTAAAAAAAGCATTTTTTGAAAAGATAAGCGGCCCAATATTATTTATAGTGGGGGGATCGGGGGATATCTCTGGAGCCTGCCTGCGTATCTTAGAAAGGCTCAAAGACCACCCAACTTATGTTCTTTATATCAAGCCTGACACGTCTTTACTCTCTGAACTCAAAGAGAGACAACATAATGTAGTTTTTAATGTTCTACAACAGTACGCGAGATCTGCGATGCTGGAGAGATTATATATTGTCGAGAACTCTAAAATAGAACAGGCCATTGGAGAGGTTCCCGTTATCGGATACACCGATACTATTAACCGCCTCCTTGTTTCAACTATCCACATGATCAATATTTGTGTGAACACAGACGCCGCTATCGACACATCTACTGACCCGCTGCCGATGTGTAGAATCTCCTCCATTGGGTTGGTGGACGTAGACACCGGGGAAATGAGATCCTTCTGCGAGATTGAACACCCTAGGCAGATAGTCTTTTATTACGCGATCAATAATGAACGTTTAAAGACGGATGGGGCCTTACTACAAAAATTAACTTCCTTAGTTAAAGCTAAGAATGAAGAAAAATTACGAGCTTCATTCGCGATCTATCCTACTGAATATGAACAGGATTATGCTTACTGCGCCGTTCACTCGTCCTATGTGCAGGGACAAAAAATTGATTTATAGCTTTACAAACGATTTTTTTTAGAGTAGAGTGTACTCACAATCGAGATGGTTGGAAAATTTGCTAACCATACTCTATCCTATTGATTAAAAGGAGTTTATCATGGGTATTGACATGTCTAAAATGAAAGAGAAGCTGGCGTCCTTGAACCGCAAGGGTTCCGAGAAGAATAACTTTTGGCGTCCAAAGGACGGGGAACAAACGATCCGCATTGTTCCTACTGCGGATGGAGACCCATTTAAGGAGTTTTGGTTCCACTACAATCTTGGTAGTAACACACCCTTTCTGAGTCCGAAGAAGAATTTTGGAGACGAGTGTCCGCTTGACGATTTTGTTCGTACTCTTTACAAGCAGGGAGATCCTGATAGCGTCAAGATGGCGAAGAACCTTACTGCCCGACAGCGATTCTTCGCACCTGTGCTCGTTAGAGGAGAGGAAGAACAAGGGGTCCGAATCTGGGGTTTCGGTAAAACTGCGTACCAGGAGTTGCTGAACTTGGTTTTGAACCCGGATTATGGGGACATCACTGATGTCGACAGCGGCACGGATTTGGTTATTGCTTATGGGAAACCGGCAGGGGCGCAGTTTCCGCAGACAAGTATTACACCACGCCGCCGCACGTCTCCTTTGGTTGAGGACAGTGACGAGTCTGCGCGTCTTCTGGACGCAATTCCTGATGTGACAACCTTGTTTGAGCGTCCTAGTCCAGAGGATGTTGGGAAGATGTTACATGATTACATGACTAGCATCGATGAGGAGATGTCTGCGTCTACGGGGATTAGTACAATAAGTACCGCCCCTACTAGCAAAGACAACTCTGTCGACAGTGCCTTTAACGAGTTAGTTAACTCGTAGGCGCGACGGTAACGCGAGGTGTTTTGTCGGTCCCCCTCCGCTCTACATCTCGCGTTGCCAATTTACTATAACTAGGATTTTATAATGGCAAGACATGGCAAAAAAGAAACAAATACGAATTTAGGTCGACTTAGCATGGATGAGATGCGGAAGATCATTAATCGGAAAGCCGGGTATGACCTGGCATATAATCTGACACAGGATAACCCAACACAGGTGAAGGGCTGGATACCAACAGGATCTAGGTGGCTTGACTCAATTATCTGTAAAGGAAGGTTGGCTGGGATCCCTGTTGGAAAAATAACTGAGATCGCCGGATTGGAGTCTACCGGGAAATCCTATGTGGCAGCCCAGATAGCAGCGAACGCACAGAAACAAGACATAGATGTAATCTACTTTGACTCTGAATCCGCGATTGACCCGGAGTTCTTGACAAAGGCGGGTTGCGACCTTGAAAAAGTTTTATATATTCAAGCAGAGAGTGTAGAGTTTGTTCTAGAGACCATCGAGGAACTTTTGGGGAGCAACCAGAATAGGATGATCTTTATCTGGGATAGTCTGGCGTTAACTCCAGCGATTACTGACATCGAAGGGGACTTCAATCCCCTTTCCTCTATGGCGGTAAAACCTAGAATCCTGTCTAAGGGGATGGCAAAGCTAACAATACCGCTTGCAAACGCGGAGGCTACACTACTCGTGCTAAACCAGCTTAAGACCAACATTACGTCTAATGTTGCAGAGGCGATGACAACGCCTTATTTCACTCCTGGAGGCAAAGCCATGCATTATGCATATGACTTACGCATCTGGCTAACTGGACGTAAGGCTAAGGCTTCTTTTGTCAAAGACGAAAACGGCTTTAGAGTTGGTTCGGAAGTTAAGGCGAGGTTAGAGAAGTCTAAGTTCGGGACTCAAGCCAGGGAGTGCACGTTTAAGATTCTCTGGGGAGATGAAGTAAGAGTACAAGATGAAGAAAGCTGGCTTGAAGCAATTAAGTCTTCGGAGCATTTCGAAACAAGAGGACCCTGGCACGCCATAACCTATAAGGACGGGACGCAAGAGAAATTTCAGGGAGCCAGTTGGAATGAGAAGTTGAAAGACGAGAAATTTAAAACTCGTATCCTAGAGATTATGGAAGAAGAAATTATTTTAAAATTCCATAATAGGACAGGAGACGCCTCGGACTTTTATAATGTGGATGCGCAGTAAGTGAGCTTATACTAGAACTTTATACTATTTATGCTTAGAGGTTAAACGTATGTTTTTAAAGGAAAAAGTAAGAGAAGTTATTTCTGAAGCACTAAAGTATGATGTCTACAAAGCGGATGTATCAATAAAGTCTACTAAAGACCGCAATATTACAGAGATTTTAGACGAGATGAGGGGACTGTGCGGAGTCACCATTGTAAACATCTCGGTAGCATCTAAGAGCCTTAGCGAAGAAACGGAGATAACCATATGTTCCCTCAAATTTTTCTTAACGAACCCAAGCTTAAAGTTGCATATGAACAAGTTAGCCCTATCAGCGAAGAAGATAGAGGGTGTCGCAGCGTTCAGGATTCTGAGAGTTGAAAGAATCCAAGACAAAAAATAAGAGAGTTCTCTTTATAGACGCTCTTAACTCTTATTACCGAGCCTATATTGTAGACCCTTCCTTGTCTACAAACGGTGATCCTATCGGAGGTATGAAGGGATTTCTCAAGATACTCCAGAAGCTTACGAGAGAGATCCGGCCTGATAGGATCGTTATTTGTTGGGACGGTGCCGGGGGATCTAAACGACGTAAGAGCATTAATAAAAATTACAAGGAAGGACGGAGTCCTATCCGCCTTAACAGACAGGTAAGAAACCTGACCGAGAACCAAGAAGTCCAAAACAAGGTTTGGCAACAAACACGCCTTGTAGAATATCTAAGTTACATGCCGGTCACTCAACTACTGTTCGAGCACATTGAGGCAGATGATCTTATAGCGTTCACCGCAAAATTGGAAGACTACTCCGGATGGCAAAAAGTAGTAGTTTCTAGTGACAAGGACTTCATACAGATCTTGGATGAAGAAACGGTACTCTTTAGGCCGACACAGGAACAAGTGCTCAATGTGAAACGAGTTGTGGACGAATACGGTATCCACCCTAACAACTTTGCGCTGGCTCGGGCGATAGCGGGCGACAAAAACGATAATTTACCCGGAGCCAAAGGCGTCGGACTTGCGACAATCAAAAAGCGCTTTCCTTTTCTTGAGGATGAGGAAGAATATTTAGCTAGCGACATCTTTGAGCACTGTAGGGAGAACATCGATGGCGTAAAAGCATATACATCGATATTGAACGAGGAAGCCTTGGTCAGACAGAACTATAAGATGATGCAGCTTAGCTCTCCCAGTATAAGCGTGTCCACTAAGATGAAGATACGAGCAATAATAGCGAGCGATAACCTGTTTTTTAACAAGACAGAGGTTATCAAGATGATGAGTCAAGATGGATTTGGAGAAACTAGCTGGGCAGATCTTTTTCAGCGGTTTAACAAGATTCTGATTGACAAATAGTCTTTATTGACGTATATTACTACAAAATTAGGAGGGGAAATTGCAACAAGACTTTTCTTTATATGGAAAAAACTTTCAAGAAAAACTGGTTCAGCTAATGCTGGAGGACAGACCATTTTCTGAGCAGATGCAGGAAGTATTAGATATCAAGTTCTTTGAATCAAAGTACTTACAGGTGTTCTCTGGACTTATCTTCGAATACAAAGATAAGTATAATGTGCACCCAAGTAATGAGATCCTCGACTCTATCCTGAGAACGGAGATGGGTGGAGAACCCGATCTTATAAAGAAGCAGGTTAGAGACTTTTTCACGAGAGTCCGCACGAAGGAAATAGAAGACCGTCAATATGTAAAAGACACGTCTTTGGATTTTTGTAAAAAGCAAAAGCTCAAAGAGGCCATGATGATCTCGGTAGGGCTGCTGGATAATTCTTCATTCGAAGAAATTAAAAAAGTAATAGATGTGGCGGTCAAACTGGGGATCGACAACGACCACGGACACGATTACAAGAAAGATTTTGAGTTACGGTACCTTTTTGAGGCCAGAAACCCGGTGAGTACGGGGTGGGGCCGGATAGACAAAGTAATGAAAGGTGGCCTTGGGAAGGGAGAACTTGGGGTCGTCGTGGCTCCAACGGGGGCAGGCAAATCTCATGCGCTTGTCCACTTAGGGTCAAGTGCGGTCATGGCGGGTAAGACTGTAGCTCATTACACTATGGAGCTATCTGAGGAGGTCATAGGACAGAGGTATGATAGTTGTATTACTGGTTACCCCCTCTCTGGGTTAACTGCCTTTAAAGATAGAATCAAGGAAACATGCCTAAATGTGAAGGGAGAACTTTTTATTAAGGAATACCCAACAAAAGCTGCATCGACAAATACTATACGTGCTTCTTTAGATAAGTTGTTGAAAAGAGAGAAAAAAGTTGATTTAATCATTGTCGATTACGCGGATATTCTTAAGCCTACAACAAATTATAAAGAGAAAAGGAATCAACTAGAGTCTATTTATGAAGAGTTGCGAGGTATCGCAAAAGAGTATGAGTGTCCGATTTGGACGGCGTCACAGACGAACAGGACCGGGTTGAACCAAGCAGTGATTACAATGGAAGCTATTTCCGAAGCGTTTAACAAATGCTTTGTATCTGATTTCATCTGTACAGTTTCAAGAACAAAGGAAGATAAGACTGCGAATACTGGAAAAATGTATGTTGCGAAGAATCGTAATGGGCCTGATGGGATGGTCTTCCCTCTACTTTTTGATACTTCAAACGTTAAGATAGAAGTCTTAGAGTCCACTGACGAGACTATTGATGAAATGGAAGAAAGCGAAGTAAAACGTCAGCAGAGAGAGATGAAGAAAGTTTATACACAATGGGAAGAAAGGAAGAAGTAAGATGTACAACAAAAAGCTAGTAGAGGAAGAAACACTAAACTATTTTGGTGACGATGAGTTAGCGACGAACGTTTGGATGACAAAGTATTGCCTTAAGGACAAAGAAGGCAACTTACTAGAGAAAACTCCGGATGACATGCACAGGAGGTTAGCTAAAGAGTTCGCTAGAGTAGAAAAGAAGTTTAATGGCCTGCGTACAATGTCGGAACAAGAGATATTTGATCTTCTAAAGAACTTTGATTATATTGTGCCGCAAGGATCACCAATGATGGGAATTGGGAATAACCACGTTAACGTCTCCCTGTCCAACTGTGTAGTCGTGGGTCCTCCGGGAGACAATATATCTTCTATTATGGATTCCGGAAAAGACCTCGCTAATCTCTTCAAAAGAAGGTGCGGTGTAGGCCTCGACTTATCTCACCTTCGTCCGGAGAACGCGGCTGTCAACAACTCCGCTGGAACGACAAGTGGGGCATGGAGCTTCGCGGATCTTTACTCGTATGTGTGCCGGATGATTGGACAGAACGGACGCCGTGGTGCTTTGATGCTCAGCATGGATATTAGGCACCCGGACATCGAACAATTTGTTACCATGAAACACGATTTAACGAAAGTTACCGGTGCGAATGTGTCTGTCAAAATAAGCGATGAGTTTATGAAGGCGGTCGAGAACGATGAGACTTTTACGTTGAGGTTCCCTGTAGATGCCGAAGAACC